CTACAGCTGCTGTTTCTGCTCAATACACTAAAGGTTTAATGGGTCGTGATTCAGGTGGTATGAATTGGAAATTAGATCAAAACGTTGTTTCACAAACTTTTGGTTCTTATTCAACTGCTACATTAGCTTGTGCTACTACAACAGCTACAGGTTTCTTAACAAGCGGTTGGGCTTCAACTTCAACTATTGCTTTAACAGCTACTACAGCTACAGCAGGTTTGAAACAAGGTGACGTGATTACTATTGCAAACGTATATGCAGTTAATCCACAAAATCGTCAATCTTACGGCAAACTTCGTAACTTTGTTGTTACTGCTGACGTTACTGTTGCTACTTCAGGCACAACTTCTGTAACTGTATCACCTGCTGTTATTTCAGGCGGTCAGTTCCAAAACGTGTCTATCTTATCAACTTCTGCAACTGCTGCTGTTACACCATTCAACAACACAGGCGTTGTTTCACCACAAAATATCATTATGCACAGAAATGCGTTTACATTAGCAGTAGCTGATCTTGAGCTACCTGACGGTGTTCACTTCGCTGGTCGTGCATCTGATAAAGAAATTGGTTTATCAATGCGTGTTGTTCGTCAATACACAATCAACAACGATAGTATTCCTACTCGTTTAGACGTATTGTATGGTTGGGCGCCACTCTACCCAGAGTTAGCTTGCCGCGTAGCAGCTTAATGTAACGGTGAAGGGGCGTAAAAACCCCTTCTATTAACTAAACAAAAAGGAAAATATTATGGCTACTTCAAATCCAGGCCCAGCAATAACTCAAGGTGGACACCCACAAGTATTAGGTTCTAATCAAGCATTAAGATTATTATCTTCTGCTGTTGGCGTGAACGCTAATGCAACAGGTGATACAGTTTTACCATTATTAGATTCAACATCTTATTCAGTTAAGTTTGTTGTGTTTACTAATGCTTCTACAAGTTTAACAACTGCGGCAGCAGGTTTATTCCCTGCTCCTTCAGCTGGCGGAACAGCTATTGTTGCTAACGCAGCTTTATCTGCTCTTACAAGCTCTACAGTTGTTTCTGAAAGAACAGTTGCTTCTAACATTGTGCAAACAACCCAAAATCTATATGTAAACGTTGGAACTGCACAAGGTGCAGCTGCAACATTTGATGTATATGTTTATGGTTATGATTTCACAGCACTATAAGCAATTAAAGCATTAAGAGAAGAAGCCATTAAATTTCTAATGGCTTTTTTTCCATATATAGTATAATTAACCAATCTAGCTTCTAGATTTCTTTGCAAAGGAAAAATCATGTCAAAAACAACTATTAGTCGTGGCAATGTATTAGCGCACACGATTGTTCAAGTCACATTACCAAGCACAACATTCGCAACAACATCAACTGAAGTTACTATTTCTGTTCCTGGCGTTAAGTCAACAGATAAAATTCAAGCTCAAGTTGATGCTGCAATGACTGTTGGTGTTGGTATAGGTAACGTTTACACAACAGCTGACAATGCAGTTATTGTTCGTTTGTTAAATTTAACAGGCGCATCAGTAACGCAAGCAGCCGCAACATTATTGTTAAGTGTTAAATCTTGTGAAGATAGCCCTATTCCTGCAACTGTTTTATAAGGAAAAATCATGGCTAATACCACAGTTTTTAAAGCAGCAGGTAAAACATCAGTTATTGCTGTTACAGCTACATCATCAACCTCGATTACTATTAGCCCTAATACTAACGACCAAGTTAATTTTGCTACATTTTTAAATGTTGGCACTAAAGCTTGTGCTGTTAATGTATCTAGTTTAGCTACTGCTCCAGCTGCGGTATTTCCAACAGCAGGCACTCCAGGTGATTTTGTATTGCCAGCAAGTATGACGTATCCTATTACTTTAGTAATTCCGCCAGCTCCATTTCAAATTACTGCAATTTGTGGCGGTAGCGATACAACTACGCTGTATGTAACCCCTGTTGGCGATCAATAATATTAAGGAAATAAAATGACTAGTCCTGCTCAATCAGCGGTTCAAAACTTATTGCCTGTTCAGGCATATTTTGACGCACAAGATAATTTTGTAACGTTTATTGGGCAGAACAAGCCATTTTACGCATCAGCAAATCCTGACCAATCAGGTGTAAATATCACAAACAGCACGATCAATAGCACGACTATTGGTGCTATTACACCGTCAACAGGTGTATTTACTAATATAGCCACTACAACAGGCACAATTTCAACAACACCTTCTGCGGCTACTGATATTGCTAATAAACAATATGTAGATTACGCATTATTAGGCATTTCATGGAAAGCTCCAGCAAAAGCCGCCACAACTGTAAACATTACGCTTTCAGGCCCACAAACAATTGATACCGTTTCAGTTGTTGCAGGCGATACAGTTTTAGTTAAAAACCAAACAAACGCAGCTGAAAATGGTATTTATACCGTTCAAACAGGTGCATGGACTTACGCTATTGGCTCTACAACTTGGTCACAATACATTGGTGCAGTTATCTATATAGTAGCTGGCGGTCAAGCGACTGCTGCATTTTATACAACAGCTCAACCAGGTGGCACATTAGGCACAACTGCAATGAATTGGTATAATCTTTCATTCTCATCAAGTTACACCGCAGGCACAGGCCTTACTTTAACAGGCACACAATTTTCTATTACAAACACAGGCGTTACAGCTGCTTCAGTAGGTTCTGCAAGTAAAACTTTAACGGCCACAGTTAATGCACAAGGTCAATTAACAGCTTTAGCCGATACAAACATAGCTATTGCAGGATCACAGATTACATCAGGCACTATTGGTTCAGCATACCTCACAGGCTCTTATACAGGCATTACAGGCGTAGGAACGCTAACAGCTGGCACTTGGACTGCTTCAACTATTGGCGTGGCTTACGGTGGCACAGGTGCAACCACATTGACAGGTTATGTTAAAGGTAGCGGAACAGCTGCTTTAACTGCATCGGCTTCAATTCCTACAACAGATTTAAGCGGAACAGTTACAAACGCTCAATTAGCTAATAGTTCTATTACAATTAACGGAAATTCTGTTAGTTTAGGCGGATCAACTACAGTTACTGCAACTGCATCTAATGCGCTTACTATTGGATCAGGTTTAAGTGGCACAAGCTATAACGGATCAGCTGCGGTTACGATTGCAATTGATTCAACAGTAGCTACATTGTCAGGCACACAAACATTAACTAATAAATCAATTAGCGGTGCAACTAATACATTAACTGCAATCCCTAACAGTGCATTAACTAACTCATCTATTACTTTTGGCGCAACATCGGTAAGTTTAGGCGCAACAGTTTCAGCTTTTAACGCTGTATCTATCGGTGCAACAACAGCTTCAACAGGTGCGTTTACTTATTTATCAACTAGTAGCACTACAAGCACAACACCTGTATTAGGTTTTAATGCTTCTAATACATCGTTTGCTTCAGGTGCAACTATTTCAGGTAGTTATTTGCAAGCTGTATTACAAAACAAATCAGGAACTGCTGGAGCATCTACTAATTTTGCGGTATCTAATGATTTAGCCACAGACTCAACCTATTATGGTGAGTTTGGTATGAATTCATCTGTATTTACTGCTTCAGGCACTTTTGCAGACTTCTTTTCTATTAATAATGGTATTTACTTTTCAGGTCACGATGGCGATTTAAGCGTTGGATCAGGAAATGGATATAAATTATATTTAACATGGGGAACGCTAGGACAGTCAGCTCACGTTATTAATTCATCAGGCGCTATTGGACTATCAACTAATTTAGGCACAACCGCTGCAACCACAGGAACAACAGGATTTGGCACAAGTGGCCAAGTATTAACTTCTGCTGGCTCTGCTGCCGCACCTACATGGACTACAATCACTTCAGGTGTAAGTATTACTGACGATACAACAACGGCTGCGGTTCGCTACCCACTATTTACTACAGTAACTACAGGTAACATAACAACTGAATATGTAAGCTCTACTAAATTACAATATAACCCAAGCACAGGCGTATTAACTTCAACAGGTTTTGCTGGATCTTTAAATGGCTCTGTAGGTGCTACAACGCCAAGCACAGGTGCATTTACAACATTATCTGCAAACAGCACAACAACAATTAGTGGTGCTTCAACATTTAGTGCAACAGCTACATTTAATGGTTCTACAAGCACATTAGCAGCCGTATTTGCAAACGCAGCAGAAACAACAACTATATCTGCAACCGCTGCAACAGGAACTATTAACTACGATGTAACCACTCAATCAGTTATTTACTACACATCTAATGCGTCAGCTAATTGGACTGTAAATTTTAGAGCTTCAAGTGGCACATCATTAAATACAGCTATGTCAACAGGCCAATCAGTTACAGTCGTATTCCTAGTAACTCAAGGCACAACAGCTTACTATAACAACGCAATCACAATTGACGGCACATCTGTCACACCTAAATATCAAGGTGGCACAGCACCAACATCAGGTAACGTTTCAAGTATAGACGCTTATTCATATACTATTGTTAAAACAGGTTCAGCCGCATTTACAGTATTTGCAGCACAAACACAATTTAAGTAGGAATTAGTTAATGTCATTATTGTCAAGACTAGCCGTTCAAGCAGCAAGAGCTTATGGTATTTTATCGTCTAATCCTAACAATGTAGCTGCATCCTATCTTTCTGTAGCAGGAGGTGGTGGTGGCGGTGGCACAGGTGGTGGAGGTGGTGGAGCAGGTGGTTATTTAACTTCTACTTTTACATTATCAACTCTTAATACTTATACAATAACCGTTGGTGCAGGAGGAAATGGAGGCGCATACAATGGTAGTGGTGAAACTAGTGGAACAAATTCAGTAATTTCAGGCACAGGTTTATCTACTGTCACTTCTACAGGAGGTGGTTCAGGAAGTAATGGTAGTGGTTCTGCTCCTGCTTCAGGAGGTTCGGGCGGTGGTGGTGGTATGTCAGGGCCATATACAAGCGGAGCTTCAGGAACTTCAGGTCAAGGTAGTGCTGGCGGTAACGGTTTTCAAACTACATCAGCAAGTAATGGTGCAGGCGGTGGCGGTGGAGGAGCTTCTGCTGTTGGTGCAAATACTAATGCTGGAGGCACACAAGGTGGTAACGGTGGTGCAGGATCTGCTTCATCAATTAGTGGATCATCAGTAACTTATGCAGGTGGTGGTGGTGGTGGTTTAAGACCAAGTGGCACAGCTTCTTCAGGAGGATCAGGTGGCGGTGCAGGCGGAGGAACAGGAGCTGTTAATACTTCAAATGCAACAGCAAACACAGGTGGAGGCGGTGGTGGAGGAGGAGTTACCGCAGGCGGTGCAAATGGTAATGGTTCTGCTGGTGGTTCAGGCATAGTCATCATATCTTACACATCTGCTACACCTAAATTCATAGGTGGCACAATTACTACTTCAGGTGGTAACCAAATTCATACATTCACATCTACAGGAACATTAACTCCTGCTACAGCAGTTACAGCATCAGTTTTAATTGCAGGTGGTGGTGGCGGTGGTGGTGGAAATACTAATGCTGCTACAACTGGTAGGTCAACTGGCGGAGGTGGAGCTGGTGGGTTAGTTATAGGTTCTACTACACTTTATTATCCTGCTACATATACAGTAACTGTTGGTGCAGGTGGTAATGGTGGTGGAGCTGGTTCACAAGCCGTTGGAAGCACAGGTTCTAATTCAGTTTTATCAGGCACAGGTTTAACTACTGTTACTGCAAATGGCGGTGGTGGTGGCGGTGTGTATCCCACTGATGCAACAAATGGTGGTTCAGGCGGAGGCGGCGGTAATTATTTTTCTAACGCAGGCACATCAAATCAAAGTTCTTATACTGGTTTTACTTCTTATGGAAATAGTGGAGGAACTGGAGCAGATACCTCTCCTAATTATGGTTCAGGCGGCGGTGGCGGTGCAGGAGCTGTAGGTGGTAATGGTTCAGGAAGTGCTGGAGGTAATGGTGGTGCAGGAACTGCCTCTTCTATTTCAGGCTCTAGTGTAACCTATGCAGGTGGAGGCGGTGGTGCTGCTTATGGAAGTGGAGCAACTAATCAAGGAACTGGCGGAACTGGCGGTGGTGGTGATGCAAGAGGTAATGCAACAGGGATTGCTGGAACAGCTAATTTAGGTGGCGGTGGTGGTGGTTGTGGCCATTTAAATGTATCAACAAATGGTTCTTATGCTGGTGGTGCAGGTGGTAGCGGAACAGTTATCATCTCATACGCTGGCTCACAAGTATTTACAGGCGGAACTGTAACATCATCAGGCGGAAACACAATACATACATTTACTGCAAGTGGAAGTTTAACTCCTGTTTATTCTGCAACATATTTAGTTGTTGCAGGAGGTGGTGGTGGAGGTAATACAGGCTATGGTGGCGGTGGTGGTGCTGGTGGGTTATTAACTTCATCTGCATTTTTAAGTATTGGAACTTCTTATACTGTAACAATTGGCTCAGGTGGAGCATCTAATACACAAGGTGTAAATTCTGTTTTATCAGGCACAGGAATAACTACTGTTACTTCAACAGGTGGCGGTGCAGGAGGTAATATTGGTGCTGTTGGTGGAACAGGTGGCTCTGGTGGCGGTGGCGGAGGAAGCACAATAACTACTCAAAGTGGTGGTGCTGGAACATCAGGTCAAGGTTTTGCAGGTGGTAGTGGATTTGGTGGGCCTGGCACTGCTGTTGGTGGTGGCGGTGGTGGAGCTAGTGCAGTTGGACAAACAGCACCTTCAACAACTCAAGGTGGAGCAGGTGGTGCAGGCTCTGCATCTTCAATTACAGGGACTTCAGTTACTTATGCTGGTGGCGGTGGTGGTGGCCATAGTGGAGTAAATAATGGTGCTGGTGGTGCAGGCGGTGGCGGTGCAGGAGGCGCTCCTGCTGTAGCTGGAACTGCAAATACAGGTGGTGGTGGCGGTGGTGCTGGAGGCGGTGGTGCTGGCACAAATGGTGCAGCTGGCGGATCAGGTGTGATAATATTATCTGTTCCTACTGTTAGATACTCAGGGACTACAACAGGATCACCAACTGTAACAACATCAGGTGCAAACACTATATTAACTTATACAGCTTCAGGAACTTATACAGCTTAACAACAAAGGAAATAACATGGCACATTTTGCAAAATTAGAAAACAATATAGTAACCAATGTGATTGTGGTTGCTAACCAAGATATTTTAGATGAAAACGGTCAAGAATCAGAACAAAAAGGTATAGACTTTTGCTCTAACCTTTTAGGTGGAACTTGGAAACAAACATCTTACAACGGCAAGATTCGTAAAAATTATGCAGGTATTGGTTATGCTTATGACGAAAGTCGTGATGCTTTTATTCCTGCTAAACCATATAACTCATGGTTATTAGATGAATTAACTTGCCAATGGAAAGCACCTGTTGCTATGCCTACAGACGATAAAATGTATTCATGGGATGAAGATACTTTATCATGGAAAGAAATAGCCAATGTCTAATCAATATAAATGGAAACTTATTGAAGTAACCGCAGAAGAAGGTTTAGTAACTCATGCTTATTATCATGTAACTGCTACTAACGGTGAAAACACTGTAGAAACAGAAGGCAATTATTATTTTAAAGGTAAAGAAATTAAAATTCCTTATGAAGAAGTCAGAGAGCAAACAATTATAGATTGGATTGATAAGGAAACAACCGTAGATGAGGTTTCTAGTATAAAATCTCGTTTAGATGAGCAATTATTAGAGCTTAAAAAAACCAAAACAGTTGGCTTTCCTTGGCTCGCTAACGTATTCACACCTAATATCTAGGATTTATTATGCCAAAGCCAATAGACATTATATCAAGAGCTTTAAAAGACATCGGTGCATTAGCATCAGGTGAAACTCCAACACCTGAAGAAGCTCAAGACGCTTTTGATATGCTTAACGACCTTATTGACCAATGGTCAAATGAGGACATGATTGTCTTTAACACAACTGAAATTATATGGCCTGTTATTGCAGGACAAACTCAATACACTATTGGCCCTTATCACGCATCACCTAATTTTATTGGCGCACAATTTACAGGATCAATTACAGGTAACATTTTAACAGTTACAGGTATTACGTCAGGCGCAGTTGCTCAAGGTCAAACGTTAAGTGGCACAGGCATTACTGACGGCACTAAAATTTTAGATGAATTAACAGGTGCAGGTGGTAATGTAAATTATGCAGGCACATATATACTTAATACTACTTATGCAAGCCCTGTAGCATCTACCCTTATTCAAGCTTACTATCAAAAGCCTCTTGGCATTGATTCTGCTTATGTTCGTATTAACACAACTTCTAACGGTCAACCTATTGTAAATGGTGGTTTAGATTATCCAATAGCTATTTTAGCTTTAGATGATTACAACATGATTGGATTAAAAACTTTAAATGGCCCATGGCCAAAAGCTTTATATTTCAATCCCAATTCTGATTCAGGTAATGTTTTTGTATGGCCTAATCCTGCACAGGGTGAAATCCACATGTTTGCTCAAACACTGTTTAGAAACTACGCTTCACTTAATGACGATATAAACCTTCCACAAGGCTATTCTATGGCGCTACGTTGGTGTTTAGCCGAAAGATTGATGCCTATGTATGGCAAAGCCTCACAAACGCAAATAGCGATGATTGTGGCGTTTGCTGCACAAGGTAAAGCTACCTTAAAACGCACTAACATGAAACCTATGCAATCTGCAAGGTTTAACGATGCTTTACTATCTAGCCGTCAAAAAGACGCTGGTTGGATATTAACAGGCGGATTCTTTAGATAATGGCAGATTTTGGCTTTGTAGGCCCTAGTTATGAAGCACCTTCCATTTATCAAGATGGCCAAGAGTGCATTAACTTTCGCCCTGAAATTGACCCATTAAAACCTGAAGGTTCAAGAGGTGTTGTAGCTTTATATCCAACGCCTGGTCTTACATCATCAGTTGTATTTCAAAACAAACAAGAAGTTCGTGGTATGCGAACCGTATCAGGTGGATCATACATGGTGGCAGTTGTTGGCCCTTATGTATATGTTTTAACTTCTACTTTAACACCTACATTAATAGGTCAATTAAATACTGCAACAGGCCGAGTAGGTATTACTGATAATGGATTAAATGTTTATATTGTTGACGGATCATATCGTTATACATGGCGCATTTCTACACCTTCCGCTGCTTTATTTACAGGTTCTATTTCAGGAACAACTTTAACTGTAACCGCAGTCACGTCAGGCACAATAGCTATTAGCCAGGCTTTATTTGGTTTAGGCGTTACTAGTGCAACTGTAATCACAGCTTTAGGCACAGGCACAGGTGGCGTTGGAACATACACCATTAATCAAAGCCAAACAGTAGCTTCTACATTAATGAATTCTGCTGCTGTGGCTTCAGTATTAACCGCTTCAATGTCAGGCACTACAATGACTGTAACAGCTAGTTCAGGCACATTGTATCCAGGTCAAACTATTCAAGGTTCTACTGTTTCAGCTAACACAATTATTACTGCTTTAGGTAATTCATCTGTGTTAAGTCAAACTATTGCAGCAGGTGGATCAGGATATGCAGTCAACGATACTGTAACCGTATTAGGTGGCGTTTACGGAACAACGCCTGCAACCTATACCGTTTCATCTGTATCAGCTGGCGTGGTTACAGGATTAACTTTAACTAACGCTGGCTCTTATACTTCCCAGCCTACTAACGATGTATCTACTTCATCAAGTGGCGCTGGAACAGGATTAAAACTTACATTAACGTTTGGCACAGGTTCAGGCTCAACAGGAACATATCCTATAAGCGCATCTCAAACTGTAACGTCAAGAACAATGTATGCGTTAAACTTTACTACTTTACCTTCTACTGATGGTGCGTTTTCAGGTGGCAATACTGTTGACATTGTAGATAATTATTTTGTTTACAACAGACCTAACTCACAACAATGGGCTGCTTCTAATCCATTAAGCCCAATTACACCTGCTTTAAGTTTTTCATCTAAAGATGGCGCACCTGATAATCTTGTATCTTTAATTGTAGATCATCGTGAAGTATATTGTCTTGGTGAAACTTCATCTGAAGTATGGGTTGACGTTGGATCATTTCCTTTTCCTTTTCAAAGAATACCAGGCACATCAACTCAACATGGTATTGCAGCTAAATTTTCTGTAGCACGATTAGGTAATTCTTTTGCTTATGTATCTAGAAATAATCGTGGTCAAGCTCAAATTATGATGATGAATGGTTATGTGCCAACTCGCATATCTACTCACGCTGTAGAACAAACATTATTAAATCAATATATTGATGACGCTATTTCATGGACTTATCAACAAGAAGGCCACGAATGTTATGTTGTTTCATTTCCTACATTAGATTTAACATGGGTATATGACGTATCTACAGGTATGTGGCATAAATGGTTATCTATTGATACCACTAATACTTATCATAGACATCGTGGCAATTGTTGCGCTGTATTTAATGGTAAAGTTTATGTGGGCGATTTTGATAACGGCATTATTTATTTGCTTGATCCTAATAACTATACTGACAATGGTAATGAAATTCGTAGATTACGCAGAGCGCCTCATATTGTGACTGATTTACAACGTGAATATTTGGAAGAGTTACAAATTCAGTTTCAACCAGGCGTAGGTAATCAATCCGATCCAGGTCAAAGCCCACAAGCTATGCTTCGATGGTCTAATGATGGTGGTTCTACATGGTCAAACGAACATTGGACTTCTATTGGTGCAGTCGGTTTATATAAAAATCGTGCTATTTGGCGTAGATTAGGTTGGTCTAGAGATAGAGTTTTTGAGGTTGTAGTTACAGACCCTGTAAATGCAGTTATAATATCGTCTAATCTTAAAGCTTCAGAGGGTGAAAACTAATGGCTACAGGAAATGGTATTTATGGATCAAGTCAGACCAATCCATACCCACAGACTGAATTTTTAGATGCTGCATCAAAAAGACCAACTCGTGCTTGGCAACAATTCTTTTTAAACTTGCTTAATTTTAGTAGTTCAACCACAGCAACTACAGGAACAGCAACGCTACCTGCTAAACCAGCAGGATTTATTAATATGACAGTAAATGGCCAACAAGTTAAAGTGCCATACTATAATGTCTAGTAAAGCTGTAAATGCTATATATTTGTCTATAAAAAATAAGTTAAATATTACTGAAGAACAGTATGCAGAAATAATGAAAGATTGGGAGTTTGTTGAATTAACCCAAAACAATGAAGTAGTAGGCGCTGTAATTATAAAAGGTAATGAGCTTCATGTAGGCTATAGCAAAAAACCTACGTTTTCAATAAGAAAACATATTAAAGAAACGCTTAAAAAATTAATAGATATAAATGGTTGTGCAGTTACAACTGTAATGAAAAGCAATAAAAATGGTTTAAAGTTCTGTAAACGTCTTGGTTTTGAAATAGAAAAAGAAGATCAAGATAAATTTTATTTAAAATGCGATAGGTGCAACTATGTTTAATCCAAGATTTATAGGTATTCTCAAACATCCAGGCTATAACGATCCGTTTTCAGCTGCAATTGCCGTAGGAGGCTCTTTAATTGGAAGTGCTATAAGCGGAAATGCAGCCGAAGATGCAGCACAGATGCAATCAGACGCAGCCGATAGACAAATGGCTGAACAAAGACGAATATTTGAAATACAAAACAAACAACAAGCTCCATTTAGAGGTGCAGGCTATAGTTCTTTAAATACAATTGGATCAATGCTTCCTGGTGAATACACTAAATATGACGCAGAAGGCAAGCCAATTGGAACAGGCACAGGATCAGGTTATCTTACTAGAGAATTTAGCAATTTAGATTTAAATAATTATTTATCACCTAATTATAATTTTCAACGAGAGCAAGGCGAAGGCGCAACTAGAAATTTATTTAACGCTACAGGCGGTTTAGTTGGTGGAAATGCTCAAAAAGGTTTAATAGACTACAATCAACTTTTTGCAGGCAATGCGTATCAAAACGCATTTAATAATTTTCAAAATCAACGTGGCAACATTTACAATACATTAGCTGGTATTTCAGGTATTGGTCAAACAGCAACAAATCAAACAGGAGCTAACGCTTCTAATTATGGAACTAATGTTGCTAATTTAGATGTTGGTGGATCAAATGCTAGAGCAGCAGGAACTGTAGGCGCAGCAAATGCTTATTCAGGCGGATTACAAAATGCAGGTAATATGTATGCTTTAAGCGGTCTTTTAAATCAAAGAGGAACTGTTCCAGGCTATTCAGGTGGTTATTCATCAGGTGGCGGTTTTGGTGCATTTTTAGGATAAGGATAAGTTATGGCAATTAATCAATTTGACACTTCTATAGCCATGGGAGTTAAACCTCCAACACCTATATCATTACCTGATATGCTTAATATTGCTCGTGGCGCACAAGCATACCAACAACAACAAAAACTTAATCCTGTTGAATTAGAAACAGCAGAATCAGAAAAAGAAAGAAGTTTATTAGGCCAAAGATTAGCTAGAGAAACATTAGCGCCAAAAATTAAACAACAAGAATATGTAACTGAAGGAGCTGGTGTTGAATTAAATTCTAAAAAATTAGAAAACACTAAAAAACATTTTGAAAATGTAATTCAAAACATTTCAACTTTAATTACAAAGCCTGGTTTAACTCGTGATGACATTATTCAAAGAGCTACAGAAATAAATAACAATGCAGGTGGTAACGAACAATCATTAAAGCAAACTTTAGCAGGGCTTCCTGAAACAGATAATGTTAATGATTTAAGAGCTTTTCTTGCTCAAGGATTAACTAAATCTATTGGTGGTTTAAGTCAATTAGACAAATTAGCTCCAGGTGGCGTTTACCCTTCACAATTGCCTCAACTTGAAACATTGCCTGTAACTTCAAATACTCCAAAAGGAACTAATGAAAATGTGCCTGTTACTTCAAACACCTTAAAAGGTAACATGGAAAATATGAACAAACCTGCACACAGTCAGCCTGCACAATTATCTTATCCTGTAAGAACACCAACTACAATAACGCCTTATGCGCCTACTGAAAAAGCAGATCAAGATTCAGGTTTTAAAAATAGAAATGTTTTAATTGATAGACAATCTAATTTAACTACTGACCGAAGAAATCTTTTAGAAGCAAAACAAGTTACTAAAGATTTAGCAAAAGAAGAATGGAATAAAGGCGCAGGATTTTGGGGAATGGCAGGTAGAAATTTATCAACATTTTTAGGAACAGAACAAGGCGTAAAATATAAACAATTATCTAAAGATTTAGCTAATGTTCAAATATCTAATATTCAAGCTAAAGGTGGTTCTTTAGATACAGTTGCAGGTCAACAATTAACTAAAATGGCTAATGGCGATGAAACATATCCTCCAAGCGTTTTACTTAATATTATAAATAGAGCGCAAGCAGACATGACAGAAATTGATAAAAAAGCCACTGCCGCTCAAAAGTTTAGTTCTAAATTTGGCGATAATAATTTTAAATCATTTCAACAAATGTGGTCTAAAAATGCTGATTCAAGAATATTTGAACTTAATAATATTTACAATGATCCTGAATTAAACACAAAAGAAAAAGAAGCTGCAAAAAATAGATTATTTCCTAAAGATAAAAAAGAACAAAAAATATTTATTGAAAAATGGAATAACATTAAAAAACTTGAAGAAACAGGTTCATTATAAATGGATGATTTTGTTCAATTCTTAACAGGTGGCAGTCAAAAGTCACCTACTCTTACAAACGTAGGAAACATAAGACCTGTTGGAAGTTCTACAGGATTTCAACAATATGCTACGACTGAAGAGGGCATTAAAGCTGTTGATGATAATTTAAAGGCTTATGGCTCAAAACATAAAATTAATACTTTAAGAGGTGTTATATCTAGATGGGCGCCTTCGTCTGAAAATGACACAGATTCTTATATCAACTTTGTATCTCAAAAAACAGGGCTTAAACCTGATGAAGAAATTGATCTTTCTAATCCTGCTATTCGTCACATTATTAGTGGCCCTATTATTTTACAAGAGCAAGGCCTTACAAAATTAAAAGGCACTCCTCAATCAACAACTCAACAATCACAAGAACAACCTACAGATGATTTTGTTAGTTTCTTAACACAAAAACCTGAAGTTGCTGTTGAAACAAACCAACAACCAAAAAAATCACTTGCACCTTCTAGAGAAGATGTAATTAAAGCCGTAGCTCCACAACAACAAAAAACCACAGTTGGCGCTTCAACAACTGCATTAGCAGACATAATACCAAACATAGGTGGAACAGTTGCTGATATTGGTGCTTACACAGCTGCAAGATATGGTTTAAAAAAATCACCTCAAAAAGCAAGACAAATTGCAGATGTTTATTCTGAAGGATTTAAAAGTCCTTTTGCAAAAGCTACAGGACTTGCTGGCACAGAAGAATATGCAAATGCACCTGCAAATAAATTAATGGATTTTATTGGTAGAAATATTGAAAAAGGCGCAAGTTGGATTTCTAAAAATACAGGCATGGCACAAGAAGATGTGCAAAATATTATTAATGCAGGATCGTTTGTTGCTCCTGAAGTTGCTGGTAGAGTATATAGTAAAGTCAAAGGAAAGCCTGTTGGCGGTATTGACGAAACAATGTTAGGTCAATTTGCTAAACGTAAAGAAGCAGAAATCGGTGTAGAGCCTCCTAAACAATTTAAATCTCAAATATCTGAAGATGTATTGCATGACGTTAGACTTAAAAAAGCTTCAGAATTACCTGTGCCTGTAGAATTAACCTCAGGTCAAGCAGCTCAAGATCCTATTCTTATATCTCGTGAACGCAATGAACGTGGTTTTAAAGAAGCTCATGCTCAACGATTTAATGAACAAAATAAAGCGCTTCAAGATAATGCTAACATTATTAAACAAAACGTAGCTCCGAATATAACCACTACTGACTATGTAGCAGATGCTTCAAATCTTATTGATTCAGTTAAATCCATTAAAGAAGCTAACGCACTTAAAACTAAAGAAGCATATAAAGCGTTAGAAGAAGCATCAGGCGGTAAATTTCCTATTGATGGTAAAAAGTTTGCTAACAATGCTATTGAAAAACTTACAAGCGAAGATAGATTAGATTATTTACCTTCTACTATTAAAACAAAATTAGATTCTTATGCCGCAGGAACTAAAGAAATGAATTTTAATTTATTTGAAAATTTACGTTCTGATTTAGCGGCTGAAATGCGTAAAGCGGATAGAGCTGGTGACGGCAATATGAAGCATGTTTTAAGCGTGGTAAGAGATCAATTAGAAAACTTACCTATGCAAGAAGGTGACGCTGCATTAAAAGGATTAGCTGACAACGCTAGAAAAACTGCTAAAGCAGATTTTGATCTTGAAAAATCAAATCCTCTTTATAGTAAAGTATTAAATGAAGCGGCTGATAGCAAAGACTTTATACAAAATTTTGTTATTAGATCAAAAAATGCTGACTTTATTAAATCAGTAGATTTATTAAAAAATGATCCTACTGCATTAGAACATTTGCGTTCAGGCACAATGGACTATATTATTAGAGAATCTACGGATGCAAGCGGTAACTTTAGTAATGCTAAATTTAATAAAGCTATTGAAAATCTTAATGTAAATAAAAAATTAGACGCATTGTTTGGTGAACATTCTAAACAATTACAAGATTTAGCAGAAGTTTCTAAAATTGTAGAAGCAAGACCAAAAGGTTCTTTTGTAAACGAATCTAATACAACCACAGCTATAGGATCAGCTATAAAAGAATATGGTAGCGATGTAATTAAAGATATACCTATTGTTAGAAATATTGTTAATCCAGCGTCAAGAATTTTACGAGAACGAAAAATAGCTAAAGAAGTAAAACAATCTTTAAATCCTAAACCAAAAACAAAACTTTCAGATATAGGAAAATAAAATGTCAGTCAATCTATCACCCATAGGCAACGGAGTAAGTTTTTTAGGCACGACAGGGCTACCATTAAGTGGTGGCAAGATATATACCTACCAAGCTGGATCATCTACACCGTTAGCAACATACACAACCAATAGCGGAATTATAGCTAACGCTAATCCAATCGTATTAGGAACTGACGGTAGAACACCAAGTGAAATTTGGTTGACTTACGGTTACAACTATAAATTTGTATTACAAGATTCAGTGGGTTCAACAATTGCTACATACGATAATTTATACGGCATATTAGGAACTATTCCTGCGGCTTCATCTACATTACCTACAGGCATGATTCTTTTATGGTCAGGATCAATTGGTTCTATTCCTGCTGGTTATTTATTATGTGACGGAACAAACTCAACACCTGATTTAAGAGATAGATTTATTGTTGGTGCAGGTTCTTCTTATTCAGTAAATCAAACAGGCGGAACAGCAGATGCAATTGTGGTATCTCATACCCATACTGCAACTTCTACTTCAACAGTTACTGATCCAGGCCATACTCATCAATTTAAAGGCGGAACATTTAATAGTTCACAAGGTTCAGGCCCTAACTCTATCGCTAATACAAATAATTCATTAAGCGATACGACAGCATCTAATACAACAGGAATTACTGTTGCAACTTCAACAACTAATGCAACAGCAGGCACAAGTGGAACAGGTCAAAACCTTCCTCCATACTTTGCTCTTTGCTACATTATGAAAAGTTAATTATGAATAAACATACACTTTTAGAAGTTGATAGTCGTTTAAGCACACACGAAGAAGTATGCGCTTTAAGATACGAAGAAATTGGTGCAAGATTAAAACGTTTAGAAAGTATATTAATGGCAAGTGCAGGCGCTATTATTATATTGTTATTAAGTATAGTTTTAAAATAAGGATAAAAAATGGATTTATCTAAATTAACCAGCATGATGTTTCCTGTAATAGTTTCAGCTATTGCATGGATGCTTTCCTCATTATCAGGTATGCAAGCTGATCTTATAGATATTAAATCAAAGATGCCTGCACTTATAACTGCTCAAGGCGTTCCTACTGATAGTCCTATATCAGCAGAAGCAAGAGCAAAGCTTAAAGAAGAAATTAGAAGTCAAATGGGTGAACTTAATGTGCGTATTCGCATACTTGAAGAACATGAAAAATCAAAAGGATTTAAATAATGTTTAGTATATTGTCAGGCATATTAGGATTTGCTACTTCAGGACTGCCAAGTTTACTTGATTTTTTTAAAGCTAAAGGCGATCAATCCCATGAGCGCGAAATGACTGCGTTAATGAATCAACAACAATTAGCCATGGCTGAAAAAGGATTTGCAAGTCAAGAAAAGGTTGAAGCTTTACATCTTGAAGGATTACAAGCCCAAGCGTTTGCTGATGAAAAAGTAGCTCTTTATCAAAATGACACAGAGATGGCTAAAGGTGCATCAGGTTGGATTGTTAATTTAAGATCATCAGTTAGACCTGTGGTTACTTATCTATTTGTGTTTCTATTATTATTTGTGGATATTGCTGGGTTAGTATGGGCTATTAAATCAGGTGTTGATTTTGCTACTGCTTTAAATGCAGTATTTAGTGAAACAGAAGAAGCCATACTGACATCTATTATTGGCTTTTGGTTTGGCAGTCAAGCATTTAGCAAGAAATAATGCGTATATCTGATCGTGGCATTAAACTTATTAAACACTTTGAGGGTGTTCGTAATCATCCCTATCTTGATTGTGTTGGGCTTTACACTGTTGGCGTGGGTCATCTTATTGGGAATGGTAAATCACTGCCTGAATCTTGGAATAAAACTTTTACAGACGCAGAAATAGATGCGTTATTAATTAAAGACCTTGAAAAATTTGAAAAAGGTATTGCAAAATTATTTCCTTTATCTTTTAAATTTACGCAAGGAATGTATGATGGCTTATGTTCTTTTTCTTTTAATCTAGGATTAGGAACATTGCAGCGCTCTACTGTTCGTTCTGCTTTATTGCGTGGCGATAAAAAAATGGCAGGTGAATCTTTATTGAAATACTGTCGTGCAGGTGGTAAAGTATTAAAAGGACTTCAAGTAAGACGGCAAGCAGAATATAATTTATTAATGAAATAGGAAAAACAATGGCAACTAACATGAAATTAGAAAAATTAGAACCTTCAATCCGTCACGAAAAAAAAGAATACGTTGTTGAGCGTGAAGTTAAAGAGCTAAAACAAGAATTAAAAGCTCATATTAAAGCGCCAATGTCTAAAGCACATCCAAAGAAATAATGGATGAATTTAGTTTTGCATGTGTGGCGTTTGTCACTACTATGTGCCTTCTTTGTATTATCAGCTTACCTTTACGTTTTATTTTAGAATACGCTATTTGCTATTGGTAAATAAAAAAGGGACATTTAAGTCCCTTTAATTTTATTACTTATTCATTACATACATTGTTACTTCAAAACCAAATCTCATTTCAGTAGCTGCTGGAGTAGTCCACATAATATTTGCCTTTCATTTATAACAAGCAAAATTACTTGTCTAGCAAATTATGGTCTTTTTGCAATACAAATTAATCAGTAAAATCATTATTTCTTATTAAGTCGTTTGGATATTAATTCTGCATAACCAGCAATATCATCCCAATGGTCAGCATAGTTGGGATCACCATATAAAATTCTGCTTAACTTAACCAAAATCATGTGGATCGCTTCTTTTTGATCCGCTTCTAATTCATTCCAGGCATTTTTACTAATAATTTCTTGAACTTTCTCAATAAACTGTGCTTTTGCCATAAAATCACCATGAGTTATTTCACGTTCTGTCAATATAGGGCTATTTCGCATTTTAAAGCCTCTTGGGGTC